CCAGAAACAAAAGACCCGATTGCCCTGTTCTGCTGGCCTGCAACGCCTCCTGGCGTGATCCACATCCGTAAGAATTCACCGGCCCCCAGCCGTACCAAGCACTTTGCCGGATTAGCTTCGAGGCCTCCTTTAATCGCAGTGTCTCGCCAGTTTACGCATTCATGCCGTGCATTCCAGCCCATTAGGACATCGTCACCATGGTAGCAGGCGAACAGCGGTTCGCTCACTGGGCTACCGTCTTCTTCGGCCCATGCACGCACAAGTGCGTCATATGCTAGATTCAAGAGCGTATTCAGCAATGTCGTATGCCGAAAACCTGACAGAAGTCCGAACTTAGCATGGTACCACGCTGTACTAGGACCCCTTATCCGAATTTCAAACATGCTCTCCTCGAGCCACCTTATAGCACTCAGCATATCACGCTTCTCCTGCGAATCGCGCATCCCCGTACTTACAACATCGCCCATTGCAGCGTAAACCGCCGCCATCGCCTCCAGCGTATGTCTCTCATTAAAATCCTTATAATCAAAACTCAGCAGCCACGGCCGCTTGGCAGCGGTCTCATGTAGCTTCACCAGTCTAGCTCCCGCAGACTGTGGATCTACACCGATTCCAAACTCAGGGCTCTTGAGTACCCCATCGAACGCCGCGCTCACATAGTCACTTATAGCATAGTGCCGGAAATCGGTCCCATAAATCGGGCGCAACTTCCCTGCCATCTCATTCCTTTTTGTGTGGCCAACAGAGTAACAGCAAGGCTTCGCCTTCACAGCTTGACTCAAATATTCATTACCAAGTGTTTCCACAATCTGCTGCTTGGTTATTGAGCCACTAACTCCCAGCAAGCTGCACACTTCCTTCCAAGCGGCGGCTGTCTCAGGCGGCGGCTTCATGCCTGCAGCACCAGCTACATGGCGCCCAGCTCTTCTCTCCCAGGAGTCCTTGAGCGTCCTTATGCCTGTCAATGATACATAGCCACACTTGCGCATGTAACGTGTTAGATAGTCCTTGATAAAAGCTTCAGCACTCACGTACCCCTTAGGAGCACGCAAATGTTGCGCTTCACTAGTCCTTAAGGACATCTCCTTAGCCCAATCTACCTCACCGTGTGCCTTTGGTGCCAAGCAGTGCATATAAGCAAAAGCGGGTACCTGCTCAACCGGCACCTGCTGGTTACCTACCATCCCAGTGAGACGCGCGATATCACTCGTGTACTTAGCCCAGAGTGGCACACAATTGGCACAGCCCCAGTCAAGCACATGAGCACAAACACTTAACCTCAACGCCGGCGGTACGCTCACGAACCAGAGGACATATGCCACTGCCGTCTGCATTGCCGCACCGTATAGCTGCTTCAGAATCGAGACAAGAAGTTGAATAGCCTCCGGGTCAAGCTCGGCACGCACACACGCCAGAGCCGCC